AAAAGAAGCTATTGAAACAAAAGTAAGAGAAAAAGAAGAGAAAGAACAATCTCGCATGGATAAGGAAACTAATAATGTAAAAACTTTATTGGAACAAGCTGCGGAATTAGAATGTGCTAGTTTGAACACATCTAAACCAAAAGAACAAACCGCGTACATTAAAAAATCCAATACACTAAAGGAACGTGCTATAAAGGCCTCATTAAATATAAGTGAACGATTACAAAAAGAAGAGAAAAAGAAACAAGAACAATTACAGAAGGCAGAAAGTAAGAAAAATGAGAAAGAACAAAAAGCTGCTCAAAAGAAAGCAGAATCAGAACAAAAGAAACGAGAGAAAGAAACAAAGAAGATAAAAGGTGGATGTTTTGGAATGGGAAAAACCAGAAAAAACAAATTAGTATTTGAAAGAAAAAGACAAAAGAACTATACAAGGAATAATTATGTAAATCGGTATAATAAATCTAGACGTGTTTAACCGATAATGTTTATTTATTTGAAATTGTATTTTGTTTTAAATATTCGCATAAAGAATCATAATTAACACGATCATTTTTTCTACATACACTTAAAGTTCCTGACATTCCAAACATAGCATTGGGGTCATAACTGCAACCTTCTGGCTTTGCGCAAACATATAGGCAGTCATTATACTGTTTTACCCATCTAATAGCAGCTTCTTTAACGATAACATCGTGTGATAAATTAATATATTTTTGTGGCTGTTCCATTTTGCGTTATTAACATATAATTTATTTATATCCTTTTAAAAATGTACTAAACCAATATTCCAAAATTGATTTAATACCTGTAATAATTTTATTATTAAAATACAGATATACCATGTTAAAAAGTTGTAATAGTGATAATAAAAAATATATCCGACTAACCAACCAAAATATTAAATCTTATATTGATAGCATCCCACTTGATGTGGAAGAGATTACTATATGGGACTACAAAATGTGTCTACATCCATCTGCCATACAATGCAAAGAAGCCATTACAGTTCCATCCTTAGGGAAGTTCCAGAGACTTAGATCGTTTCGCTGTTATGGAGAGAGACTAACCACTTATCCAGAAATGCCTGTATGTATAGAACAAACACTATATGTATCCTGCTACATAAATAATGAATGGGTAAATTCTTGTGTTCGTCATCCAAAATCATATACTCCACAACCTTTCCAAAATCGTCCTAGTCTTACCTATTCACGTACAATGTACCACAAAGATATAAACCCATTAGTTGTTGGTTCAACTTCTGTAAATAACAATAAAGAAGAATGGGCAAATACCGATGATGTTATAATACAGATTTATCCCACATGCTTAGATGACGATGTATATGATGATATAAAACCAAATATGATTAAACACAGGATAATGAGACCACCCCCACCTCCTCCTTCTTCTCATAAACCAATTTGGAAATGTATATTAAATGCGTTTTCATTCAACCCATTTACCTATATAAGAAATACCAGAAAAATAGATGAAAATATTCCAGTTCGTGATTCAGTATGTGAAATGACTACCCTTGTTATTCCAGAACCAGTAATTACTTATGATTCCATACAACGATTTAAAAAGACATATGATTTGGTAGTAAATGAAGGTTTAATTTATGTGGAATACTTGTAACATTATTGCTTATGCTTTTGGTATTCCATATAAATAAGTTTTATCCATCAATATCCAATAAATTAACTTGTGGACAATTATCTCTCCCGTATGCCATAGATAAATTATACATGGCATTCTGGAAATGTCTGATTTGATTCTCTAGCTGAAGTATCTTTCTATCTCTTTCTGCAATTAATAATCTCTGTTGTGATACCAACTCTGTAAGCTGTATATTCTCTGTAAAATGATTTTTTTTGTTATTATTACAGTTGTCTAACCAAGCTTTGTGTTGATTAGTCGCGAAGTGTGCGGTTAACTGAGTTCTTGTTTTAAATATAGTGTTGCGTTTAGAACACTCGCAGCGAATACCCGCATTTAATACATGAGTAGATGGAACTTTATCTACATATTGTTGGTCTTGATTTAATACTGGTTCATAAATACTGGATTGTGTTGCCAATGTGTTACTGGACTGTGTTTCCATATTTTGTGTAATATATGCCTATAAATTGGGGTGTGTTCTTTATATCATTTTCTTATAGTATTTATTGCAGGGTATCAATGTTAATATTGTAGCATTCCTTTTTTGATGGGGGTCTCTTTCCGTTATTTAAATAATCATCTACCAAGTATTTCTTGAAATCTGGTGTTTCTAACATAAGGTCTGGTGTATAATTATTTACATGTCTAGCAATCATTTTATAGAGTTTGAAACAAGGATATCTCTCTTCTCCATTTCTTTTGTAGAGAACATTCAAACCTTTGTCATCAGTACATAAACGAACTATCAATTGCTTGAATGGAGAGAGGTTATGTACATTCTCTGGGGTAGATAAAGTGATGTCTGGAACACAATAATCAAAAATAGAACAAGCCAATCTACAGAGATCAAAACTGTAATTAGGTTCAACCGTTGGTTTGGTGGGATTATAACAAGGTTCAAAATTGTATTGAGTATAAGCATCACCATTCTTTTGGTAGCAGTCTCCACAAAATGTCTGCCCATTTATAGTAAAAATACTTCTACCAAAGTCAATTATCTTGTAGATTTTTCCATAAGTAGGAACCAAATACTTTTTTCCATTATATTCATAGTTAATGTATTTCTTGTTGGTTTCCACAAACATAACATTATTGGTGTGTAAATCATTGTGTGTGAATTTGTAGAGTTTCTGGTAAGTAGCCAGAATCATAATTATTTGCATCATACATGAAAATAGTTCTTCTTCATTTAGTTCGTCATTGAGAATAAGACTATCAAGAGTATCATCACATGACTCAATACAAATCATTTGTACTGGGAACTCTGGAATAGTGGCATCAATGCGTTCATCATCATATGTAGAACACCAAGAACCTTCATCATCATCATTCTCTCCCTCATCATTTGTATTATCCATTGAATTTTTGGAATCTTCTTTATTGAGAGAAGAGTTTCCATTATTATATGTTTCAGTAGGTTCTTCTTCCACATCAGCAACAATATTTCCTCCAGTTGAGAAATTTATGATAGTATTCTCTCCATTATCTGTGGTATAAGATGTATTTGAATCATAACTACTTGTTGACATAGTTTCATCTTTGTCACATTCATCCACAACAACATCTTCAATCACTTTGTCAACTACCTCTTCCAGGTTGTCATCATCTTTGTTAGAATCCAAAAGTTCTCCAAAATCAGTAACTTCAACCAATTCTGGAATATTATTATCTAATCCAAGATCAGTAATATCTTCCATATCATCAAATCCTCCGGTGACTTCATCAGAAATGTCTAAAGTCTTTTTAGGTGTATTGTCTTCCAAAAGTTCAGGAGGCACATGAAATTGTTTTCCCACATTTGACAAGAAGTACTTAGAGTGTAAGAGGTAATCAACATCATCATAGATATTAGCAATAAAGTCTTTTTTAATGGAGAGAAAAGACCCATACCATTCCACCCCATGAATAAATCCTTTTTCAACTAATTGTCCATTGATAACATTAAATATATTGTCTACATAAGAAGAATTAAAAGGGTCCAATAATTTCGGTATTACTTGGTTATTTTCTGGTGACTGTGGAAGAGATGGAAGATTAGTTATTTGATTTAATTCATTTGCGTATACTCCTACCATGTACTTAATTGGATCCAAAAGTGGAGCATTCTTTATGAATATTTCCACTGACTTTGTTCTACCATTCACAGAGTTCTCTACAGTAGCATTATAGTATCCTGGAATGGGTTGTTTTGAAGAAGTTGTATCCTTTTCTTTTGACTCTTCAGATTGGTCTCTACTATCAATAGAATCCTCATCATCACTTTCATCCATTATAGGAGAGTCTATCTTCTTAAGAAACCATGGGCTTGAAATATTAATGGAATTGTAATTTGTGGAGTTCAAAACAAAAAAATTGTTGTAAGTTGGTATATAATTCTGTGTTTTTGTGTAGCCATATTTTTCTAAAGAACTAAAGACTACGTTATTTTTTCTTTTCGTGTATTGGATACTTGTCATTATGAAAACATTATACATTAAATAAAATTCGTTTTTAACTTATTTATTTTTTCTCAAATATAGTTTATTATGTCGTTAGAACTAAAGAAATTTGATTTAAAGAACATTACCTTTAGGCCAAATGAAGCCAAAGGACCTGTGATTGTGTTAATTGGACGTCGTGATACTGGTAAAAGTTTTTTAGTTAGAGACCTCCTTTATCACCATCAAGATATTCCAATTGGAACAGTTATTTCTGGAACAGAGGAGAGCAACTCTTTTTATGGAAGCATGGTTCCTAAACTATTTATCCATGGAGAATATAGTTCAGCAATTATAGAAAATATTCTAAAACGACAAAGGTGTGTGTTAAAACAAGTGAAGAAGGAAATAGAATCCCATAAAAAGTCTACTATTGATCCAAGGACTTTTGTTATTCTTGATGACTGTTTGTATGATAACACTTGGGCAAAGGATAAGTTAATGCGTTTGCTTTTTATGAATGGACGACACTGGAAAGTTATGTTGGTGATTACTATGCAGTATCCCTTAGGTATTCCTCCACAGTTGCGTACAAACATTGACTATGTGTTTATTTTGAGAGAACCATATATTGCAAATCGTAAAAGAATTTATGAAAACTATGCTGGTATGTTTCCTACATTTGAAGCTTTCTGTCAAGTGCTTGATCAAACTACAGAAAACTATGACTGTATGGTAATCAATAATAATGCCAAATCAAATAAACTACAAGACCAAGTGTTTTGGTATCATGCCGAAGCTAGGCCTAATTTCAGATTAGGCTCCAAGGAATTCTGGGAATTATCCAAGAATATTGGGGATGATGATGAAGAAGAACAGTATGACCCTTCCAAGATTAAAAAGAAGGGTCATCAGGCTATTCAAGTGAAGAAGTCTAAATGGTAAGTGGACCACCATTAATAACCAATTTTATCTTTAAATATTATTTTACCAATAATACTTAATGAGCTCTGACCTGGAAATCTACAAACAAAATCGTATAAATAATTTAAATCGGGTATATGTTGAAAATGTTAACAAATTATATTCTACACTAACAAATAATATTCGTATAGTATCTTCTTCCTTTTTTAGAAATAAACAAACCAGGATAAACTCTTTAATATCTAAGTATAATTATGAGGTAGCTTCTCTCGGTAGATACTTAAAGATAGAACTTGACAAAGTTAAAGCATTTAATCCTCCTGGAATAAAAGCCATCACAAAAACAAAGAAAGCATTACTCATTGGTATTAATTACACAGATACCCCATATGCTCTCTCGGGTTGTATAGAAGATACTGAGAGAATGAAAGATCTACTTACAAAACATGGTTTTACACAGTTCACAACACTCACTGATAATACTGCAATAAAACCCACTAAAGAAAACATTATGAATGAATTCAAACGCATTCTCATTAGTTCAAGGGCAGGAGATATGGTATTCTTTTACTTTAGTGGCCACGGCTCTTACACAGATGACATGAATAATGAAGAGACTGATGGAAAAGACGAAGTTATAATATCCAGTGATTTACGGGGTATTATAGATGATGAATTAAAAAAGATTTTAACTATGTATCTTAAAAAAAATATTATACTTGTTGGAATGTTTGATAGTTGCCATAGCGGTACCATGCTTGACCTGAAATACAATTATTTAGATAGCACCAATTACGACAACTACACTGAGAATTCCAAGATTACTGTAGATTGCCCTGGAACAGTCCTTATGATTAGTGGATGTATGGATAATGAGACTAGCACAGAAGCATATATAAATAACAAAACTCAAGGAGCAATGACTTGGGCTTTTATAGAAACTCTAAATAATGGTCCAGATAAATCTTGGAGAGAACTTATAAAATCTATGCGGACATTGCTTACAACAAATGGATTCTCTCAAATTCCACAATTATCTACTGGAACATTTTATAACATTGATACCAAGGTATTCCTGTAAATAAGTATTAATTGGTATCTTTTCTGGAAATACTGGATGATATTGCAGCAGAAATATCTACTTTGGGTGCAGATGAATAACCCTGTTGTTGAATCATTGGTTTCTTTAGTTGGCCATATAGAGTTCTTGTAATAATATAGTTTCTATATTCAGGACATTTATTAATTCCAGAATTATATCCTATGTAATATGAGATTACTGAAATACCTCCAGTAAATATAATCAACTCTAAGTGTGTAAATGATAACATGATTTAATTTGTAATAAATCATCTTATTTATATTTGTTTATTATACCTTTTCTCATTTAAAAAACGTATATTTTTTTAATAATTTTGTTCCATAATTGGTAAATAGAAATATGTATTATTACCACAATAAAGTCCAATAGAAGCATCACAAAACTTCATATTAATTTTTTTAGAAGTTAATGGATTATCCACACAAATAGAGTGAGTCGGCATTCTCATACTAGATATAATTCCAAAATTTGTTACCAGTAAATTAAGGGTTTCAATATCTATATATAAATAATACCAACTGTCATCTTCAACATTTCTATATTTTAATATATTCAACCCATAGTTTAGGTTATGTTCAAATTCAATTAATAACATAAGTATAATGTTATTAACTAATAATATTTTAAATCATTTTATGATAACGTGGATAATATATTTTAGACTGAAGGAAAGGAAGGCTCCATAGCAATACCACAAATTCCAGGGTCATTGGTAGAAGAAGACCTAGCAATTTTTACATATCCTTTATCTCCCCATGTAGTTCCCCAACTATTTTTAACCAGCCAATAGTCTTGGCCGTTCTCATTACCATATCCAACCAAAAGTACTCCATGGTCTAAGTTCGTACCACAACTAGTAGAAGTTAATACTCCACCAGCATATGACTGGAAATATCTGGTATCAGCCTCTATCGCAATAGAAACAGGTTGTTGAGAAACTGCTCCTTTCAATGAGATTTGGTCGTTTGGTTTTACATCAGAACAAGAAGTGATTGTGGCAACAGAAGTACACGTTTTACAAGCTCCAGCGGTTTTTGTAGAACCTGAGGTATATGGATATGAAGAGGCAGAACACTGACCATGCTCAATAATATATTTAAATGCCCCATCCATTTGTCCACCATTACAACCATGAGAACCATATGTAATACCAGTCACGCAATCAACCAGTTCTTGTTCAGACAGGTCAATAAGTTTTCCTGTAGCAATTGCCCAAGCACCTTCAACCGCACCAGTGGAAGAAAAAGTCCAACAAGAACCACATTGACCTTGGTCTTTTACAGAAGTAACTGCTCCTTTAAGTCTCCAATCAATAGAAGAAGGAGAACCAAACGAAGAACTAGAATATGATTTACATCCATAAGAACCTACTTCTGTTCTCATTCCACCAACATAAGTATCCTTAAACTCTTGGGGAGTTAAATCTGTAAATTGGTTTACGCCCATTGTAAAGTTTTGGGTATGGTCCAAATTATGGAGAATGATATTTCTAAGATTTGACTTAAAGATGCTAAAACGATTTTCCAGTTCTTGAATGGTCTCATATCTCTTGTTAAATCTTTCTTGGAAGGTGTTAAATTGTTTCCATTCATCTGTTTCCCCGAGCATTGTGGAGAGCTCTCTCTTTCTGAGATTATTAGATGTAGCTGACATTAAAACAGATAATAATAATACGTACAAAAACATTTGTATGATATATAAAAAGATAATAGTTTCTTATATTCTTTTATTAAAGTCTTTTTTCTAATAAATTTCCAGAATATTCAACACCTTGTTCATCATAGGATACCCTAGCACCCGGTGGAATTTTTGGAAGACGCATTCCAGGAACTCTTGTATAGTTTATAATTCTTAATGTATCAGGCAACTTTGGTAAAGTTTTCAGTTTGTTATTGTCACACCAAAATACTTCTAAGTTTGGAGGCAGACTTGGTAAATACTTAATTTCATTGTGGTCACAAATAAGGTGTATTAAGTTCGGTGGAAGTTCTGGTAGGTATGCCAAATTGTTTACCTGGCAAATAAGATATCTGAGTTCTTTTGGCAACTCAGGCAAATCCATAAGATCATTATTATGACACCATAGATTTCTTAGAGTTGGAGGAAGAGAAGGTAACTCATCTAAAGAATTATACGAGCAATATAATTCTTCAATATTTGGTGGAAGTTCTTGTTGGAGAGAAAGCAGACTGTTGTATTCACAATTAAGTTCAATAAGACTTTGTGGTAATAGTGGCAAAATAAAAATATTATTATCTGAACAGTTAAATCTCTTGAGTTGTGTAAATCGTTCCAAAGAAGGAACATGAACCAACTTGCGATTAGATATATCAATTTTCTCTATATCATCTGGTAAGCTATCAAAGTATGCGGTAACATTGAATGTGGTCATTTGCTTTTAATTTGCCTATGAAGTGTCTTTATATTATTTTTTATATATAATACTTTGGTAAACCACTTAAATATATTACAAATTATAACACAACTTACTGTAAATTATGCCGAATGAATGTAGTAATTACATCACTATAAAATTTAATCTACAAAATGACGCGGATGACTTTGTAAATGATTTTTTTAAGAACTATGAAGGAGGTAGAGATAAAAGACTTAGCCGAAAGGGAACCTATGGAGTAATTGTTGGTGTAATCACTCCTTGGGGCCCTGATGTTGAATGGTTACTTAAGATATTGGACAAATATCATAAATGCTGGATAAAAACTGAGTGGAATGAGGGAGGAGGAATTGCAGGAGTTTGGGTTGGATATTATAAAGATGGAGAGAAAGTAATACATGAAATGGAATGGCCTGATTTGACCACAGAAGACCTTTGTTTTTTATTTGGAGATAGACAAATTGAATAGATTTGTGGTATTTATTGTTTATATAATATTTATTATTTATGTAAATTATATAAGATATGAACATTCAAAAAGGCGGGTTTCAAAGGGGTGGTGTATTAGCTGTTGGAAATAATACAATAAGAGAAGAGGTCTATACCATGTTAAACACAAAACCATTGAATTATATTGATACTAATTCAACATATGGTGTTATATTTTCATTAGAGTTAGACCCAGCAGATGACGAAACTAATCCATTTCTTGATTTAGAAACAAATGAAAAGGTACATTCATTTATTATAAAACTTGCGGTTATAAATGAACCAATGAAACATGAAGAGCCAAAACGTGAAACAACAGAGAAAGATTCATTACTACAGAATGATGAATTAAACCAGGAAGATGAAACACCAACTGATGATTACCGTTTATATACGGTAACAGAAGGAAGTGAACAACGTAGTAAATGTTGCTCTACAATTCACGAACTTTTATATGAAACAAATGTTCAACAATATGTGTGGGCAAAATCATTTTCTGGAGGAAGAGAACCATTATGTCCTCCAGTTGTAGATTTCATAATAATAAATTCTAACACTATAAATAAGGTTAGTAACAATATAATGTTACAACAGTTTTATAACAAATATGTAGTCCAACCATCCGCAGTAAATAGAGGTAGGTCATTTAAATTAGGTCTCATAATAATGCCCATGGTTCCAAATAATCCAACTACTTTATTAGAGTGGAGTAATAATAGAAATTATGTGAACCCTGACAATCCACTTATTGGTAATTTCACAGGAGAAAAGTTAGTTGTGTATTCAACAGTGATATCTCAAATTATGCGTTTGTTTTATGAGATTGAGGTCATTCATTTAGATTTACACCCACAAAACATATTAATTTATGAAATTAATACACCAAACGGCCCAATATATAAAACAAAAATAATTGATTTTGGTATAGCATCTATTATTGCAAATTCAAATGATGATGAATACTTTGACAAGTCAAGAAAATCTACTATACTACAATATATACGAGACAGATTAAAAGAACTTCCTAAGTCTTTAGCGAAGACTGGCGACCCCTATAAAATAAATTTTATTGATAGTACATTATACTATTTAAACGAACTAAATACAGAAGTTTATAACAACATTTTTATGCCACAATCAGACCCGAATAAAATACAATTAAAACAACTAACAAATATTATTCTCTCAAAGTATTATCGCGATTATGAACTTAATTCTATTAAATACTCTGGGTACGACAGGTTTTTTAATGTCATGAATAGAAGAAACATTACAAATTCATCACCGCACTCTATGGAGGAATTAAAAATACATATGGCAGAAAAAAGAATGTATAACTACAAACTTGGTAATATTCTTAATATAGAAGATGAAGATAATCCTGTTAAAAGGTGCTCTCTAGGTACTAGCTGTACAGTAATGGGTGGAAGACGTCCACGTAGAAGTTCTTTGATACGTTTGTCATCACACAAAACAAGATCTCACAAATCAAGAAAAAATATGAAAAGAAAAACAAA